GCCTGACGACGATATCGTCCAACCAAAGTTGAGAGGGTCCGTTGTCCGTTACGGACGTGGACAGCCAATGGGGACATTGTCCTCATGGGCGTCCATGGCTCTAGTGCATCATGCACTGGAACTCTTCTCAGCCTTGAAGGCCGGAATCGAACCAGAAACATTCTTTGCTTACCGGGTCCTCGGCGATGACAACGTCACCGGGGATGGACGAGTAGCTGTATCCTACCTTGAAGTTACAAAAGGTCTCGGGGTTCCAACTTCTCCTGCCAAGACCCTTGAAGGAAAACTATTTACATTCGCTTCCCAGAAGTTTTTAGGGAAAACGAATCTATCTCCTCTATCATTGAAAGAGGAAATAGGAATAAAAAGTACTTCACAGCGTCTTGAGCTAGCACTTCGTGCCGTTCGGAGAGGGTGGCTCGCTGAAAAACCTACTGTAGCACGTTTCCTGAGACTACTCTTGCGTCGACGTGACTACGTCAAGTCTACGCTCGAGTGGAATCAAGGGAAACTAGGGGCAAGGGTCCAAGCTGCTCTCATCAGTGCGTTTGGTCTCGCAGGACGTTTGTTAAAACGTCTTGGATTCCAAGCGTCCGGGTCAATACCTTTCCTACTTGCAGTGCAAGGTAGGGTTCAGGCGTTAGCCGGAGACGAGAGGCACTTGGACAGTAAGATTGTATCTTACATTAAGGAGCTTGATCTACTCTTAGCGACCGTAACAGCTCGTCGAGCTATTACGAAACTTCGAGAAATGATCAAGAATCTTAAGTCTTCTCATAAGCGATTCTCTATTTGGGATTCTGGTCTCGACGAGACTGGTCTCCTTCCTAGAGCGTCACGAATTGAGAAGAAAAGGTACACTCCGAACCTCCCAGGTAAGTCTCCTTACCAGAAATGCGGAGCAGGGGGGCAGTCTGCCCCTCCGTTCAGCATGGAAGTGATGGGCCTACATGATCGAGCCATCTGGCTTGTCATATGGGACTCCTTCGCTTCCCTCTGGAAGAAGGTTTATCCTGACCTCATTACTGATTTGATGAATTCTCACCGCCAAGCTGGTGGTGGAACCATTGTCTCAGTAACTTTCGGCGGCGAGACTCTTGCCGGTCCTCAGGTAGCACCCGAGAGACCAGGTGGGAGAAATCGCCGACGAAAGAGGTTAGGAGGGACGAAGACGACGGAGGAGGTGGTTTCTGCGACACGAGAGCTGGAGAGTGATCTCCAGGCTCTCGCTGCTGTCCAAAAAGTTCCTGCTTCGCAGGTTCTTCAGGAAGCAGCAGAAAGAAGCGACCTCCAGAGAGCACGCGACAGTCTCCGTCTGCAGCTTATTGAGGCTGAGGAAATGGGACTCCCCGTAGGGGAGGAACATCCACTCAAGCCTAGCCTTGAGGCTCTCGAATCACGGTTAGATCCTCTAGAGTTTTGTGACTACGTCCTCCACGTTTTAAAAGACGAGGAGGAAATCACGAAACCGGATTTTGATCCTTGGCGTTTGGTCGACCTTCTATTTGAGAAGATTGGGCAGATTCCTCTTCTTCCAGAATTCAAAACTCTGAAAGATTTGGAGCCCGATCGCTCACCTAGAGCGGTTGACTTGCTCAGGAGCTGGACCCGGTCAATGACTGCGTATGACGAGGTCATGCGCTACGTACCACTGGCTCCAGATTTCCTACGAACGACCCAGCTTGGGTCGGCCGTAGGGGAACTAAGTTTACGTGAGGAGGCCCTTTTGGCTACCTCGCCGAAGGTGGTTTCCGCTTCAAGGGGACAACGAAGGTCTAGTCGACCTGGTCATCTCCCTAAAAAGAGAAAATAGACACCCGTGGCAGGGTTAACAAGCCCGGGGGGACTGGTGTGGAGCGTGTCTCCGG